CCTTATTTTGAATTGACCAAAATGCAGACGTTTGACCTTCTGACTGGGTATAACACCGAATTGCGTATTAAGGTCAATCGTAGATGGGCAGAGTTGGAAGCCTTGACACAAATCAAAATGCCTAAATCTCTCAATGTCTATGGAATGGAAGCCCTGCCATACGTGGAGTGGTTGCTATTACATAATTACTCGGTAACCAGTGGGCAGTATCACGCTCGCATTCGCAAGCACCCTCAGCACTTCTACAAGGCGAGTACAGGTAAGTGGTATATCAATAAGGCGTTTGCCGAGCAACTCTTAGAGATTCGCAGTAGTTGCGAGAAGCTCAAAGAAGTGAAGGGCTTGCCACAAGTACATCAGGTCACACTCTTTGAGGTGATTGCAGAAGTAGAAGCAGAACAAAGGAAATTAAATCAACCTAAACAATAGCAAAATGAGAAAGTTAATAAAAAAACTTCTCGCACCATTGGTACGAGAAGTAGTTCAAGAGGAGATTAAAGATGTTCGCTTCATTCTTGGGATTCTTTTAGTTAGGGAAGCTTTGCGACAGGTTTCTTCGGAAGCGAAAAGAGAGTCTCAATAACAATGCGAATGCCCTTTACATCCTCTTCATTTAGTCCTTCCTGCAATTGCTTGACACAGAGCGACTGCATTACAGGAATAAAAGGATGATTAGAATTAATGTTGTAGATATGATACAACATAACCAACAGGTCTCTAAGCCCATAAGTTGGGATCTTTAAATACTCTTCGAGTATTTGAACACTTTTTTCCATATATAAAAAATTTAAATTAACACGCAAATATATGGAATTTTTCCAAGGCGGTTGGGAACCGCTACAAATTTAACACGTAGTAGGTCGCACCTACCTTGGAAAGCAAACTTAAAAAATAATTTTGATATGAAAAGAAAAACAGTACTTCTGCTCAATGGTCACTTGGATGTGATAGGCAGGGAAATTATCACCACTTTCTTAGGAATCGTGGTCAAACGAGAAAAAATATTGTATAACAGAGCTGTAAAATATAGGAGATAATGAAAAGAAAGGTAAAAAAACAGATTGCTTTATTGGTAAATAAATTAGTTAAAGAGGAATTTAGGAGACTAAATGAACAAGTTAAAAACTCACTAATTATAATAGCTTCCAATATAGGAAAGTCCAAGGAAAATGGTACTCTTGACGATAATGAGGAAGATTCAGCGCTTCACAACAATAGTAAAAAATATATTACTGTTGGGTTTGATAGAGATTATAAACCTATAAGTTGGAAAACTTTCACCCTTAATATTAGTTAGTTTGAAATCCCTAATTCAGTAGGACTGACAGCCGAAAGGTTGGCGAAGCGAAATCGCATTAGGGAGCAAAAAAGAAAAGATTATGCCCTATTTATGGTTACATAATAAAGTTGCAGTGGAGGTGGAAGAGTTGGTTCCTAAGTATTGGAATGTGCTCAAGTCCTTACAGAGTGCTATCTCTCGCAGTGAAGGTAAGCCTTATGGTGTTAAGAAACTCCAATCGGGTGGGAATGGGCGTAGGCTACTGATAGACTATGACACCCTCCCCAAGGAGATACAAGAGGCACTGGGTGATCCACGAAAAGCGGGTCATCTGTTGGAGCGATATTACCAAGTAAAAGACGAAACAATACGCTTCTATAGTGAATGGAAACGTGGGGACAAGCACCTTACCGATGAAGAGATAGACCGATACATCATCAATGCTACTACCCTGCAAGCCTTGGTTACCCTTGAGCAGGAACGACTCAATATTCGCAAGGCATTGCATAAAAAGAGTGCCACCAAGGGACTTGCTCAAAGCCTACTTACCGATGCAGTGAGCTTTAACGAGACCTTGCCCCCAAGTCGTAAGCATAGCCTGCCTGAGAGTTTAAGGCATTTTAAAAACACTTTAAACGCCTTTAAAACCGATGGACTCCTCTCCGTTATCAAGGACCCTTACGGAAAGGGCAAGCAGAACGCTCGAAAGGTAGATGAGCGTGTTATAGAGGTGCTACAAGGCTTATTCGTAGGACAAACCCACAAGCCTACTCCTACCGATATATCTCGGCAATATGATGCCTTTTTGGCTGGCTATATAGAAGTATTCAACAAGGAAACAGGTGAACTATACGAACCTACTGGCTTCCCTGCTTTGAGCGAAAGTACTATCAAAGCCTATCTGATGAGTTGGGAGCAGAAAATCATCTCCTACAATCTCAGAAGCGGAAACCGACAGGCTTTTATGGGGCAATTTATCCCCTATGCACAAACGGAGCTACCCACCAAAGCAGGGTCTATCCTCTCCATTGACGACAGACAACCTCCATTTTGGTATGAGAAAGGAAAAAGGGTATGGTTCTATATCGGGGTGGATATTGCCAGCCGCTGTATGACAGCCTTTGTCTATGGAAAGAGCAAAGAAGGGATTATCCTAGAGTTCTACAGACAATTAGTAAGGAACTATCACCAATGGGGGCTAAAACTCCCTTATGAGTTGGAGTGCGAAAGCTCCCTTAATAGTAGCTTTAGCGAAACTTTCCTTAGAGAGGGGTATATGTTCCAAAAGGTAAGAGTGGAAGCAAATAATGCCAAGGGGAAATACATAGAACGTATGTTTGGCAAGCTCCGTAACAACAAAGAAAAATATGCCGATGGATGGATCCCTCGCCCCTTTGCTAAGAACGAAGCCAACCAAGCGGGCAAAGGTGCCACCAAGATTATCCCTTATAATGAACTCGTGCAGGCACGCCTTGCTGATATAGAGGATTGGAACAACGAACCTCACGATGAAGATCCAAGCGTAAGCCGTTGGGAATATTTTCTCAATAACCAATTGGAAAGCCTGCCAGAGACGAACTACCGCGCTATATTGCCCTATATTGGTTACTCGGTTAAGACCAGTTGCAAACAAGGCTATATCAGCTTAAACAGACAGAAAATGGCAATAGCCGAAGCAGGAAAGATACTTACAGGCGACCCACTTATTGAGAAAATGAAACAGATAGAAGGTAAGGATATAGAGGTGTATTGGTTGGACGGCAATGATGGGGAACTTATACGGGCAATCGCCTACTGTGGTAACCGCTATGTATGTGAGGTGCAACCAATGCCACGTTTCCAACGTGCTCAAGCTGAGCAAACCGAAGAAGACACCCTTATTAAAGCGCTGCAAAATGCTTATACAATGACCATTGTACGCTATGTACAGCACCAAAGCAAAGAGATTACTCCTATAGGGGTGATAGACAAGACACCGAAGCCAAAACGCTCTTTTGTAATTAACAACCTCAAGCGATTTGAAGCATGCGAAGCAGAGGAAGTAGAAATATTGGACGACTACGATACTATGGAGGAAGACGACAAACAAATCCTCTACAACCCCAGTACAGGGACAGAATATACTAAAAATTGGAGAAAAAAATATGCTATATGAAATTATCAATAGACTTTAAAAATAAGGTAAGGGAAGCGATTCTTTCCGACCGTGAGAACTATGGAGGATCCGATGCCGACTATGCCAAACGCCTAAACCTCAAGGGGGCTATCCTCTCCCGACTTAAAAAAGGAGAAGTGGAGAAACTCATTAGTGACACCCAATGGTTGGTAATTGCTCATCAGCTGGGTGTACAGGTAAGGGATAACGCTTGGAAAGTAGCTCGTACAGCGGTATATACTGAAATAGAAGACAACCTACTCTACTGCAAGGAGTACAGCAAATCAATGATCTTGGTAGATGATTGTGGTATTGGTAAGACTTTTTGCTCCCGACACATTGTTCGTAAGCTCAAGAATGCTTTCTATGTGGATTGCTCCCAAGCGAAGACCAAACAGCAGTTTATCCGATTGCTTGCTAAGACTATAGGGGTGGATAATACAGGTAAGTATGTAGATGTAAAGGCAAGTATCAAGATGTGCCTTATCTACTTAGAACAGCCTCTTATTGTACTTGACGAGGCAGGAGATTTGGACTACAACGCTTTCCTCGAACTCAAAGAACTATGGAACGCCACCCAAGGGGAATGTGCTTGGTATATGATGGGAGCTGATGGACTAAGGGCAAAGATAGAGAGTGGTATTGCCCATAAAAAAGTAGGTTATGCCGAGATATTCGACCGCTTCTTTGACATCACCTCAATTGTACCCCAAGGAACGGATGATCGTAAGGAGTTTTACATACAATTATTGGGCGATGTGGCATCAGTAAATGCCAAGCAAAAGGAGGATGTGGACAAACTCGTGCGTAAGTGTATGAATCCGAATCACCTTAACACAAAGGATGTAACCCCTTCGGATTGGAAGAGACTTAGGTATTTGGAGAATTTAATTAAGTTAAGCTAATGGCAAGAATAAAAGGTATATACGGAAAGCAACTACTTGAAAAAACCTATAAAACCTTCCCTTTTGAGGGAGTATGGGAGAAAGCCCTTGGCAATCCCGAAGTAGGCGGGTTTTGGATTATCTATGGGCGAGAGAAGCAGGGGAAAACGTGGTTTTCGCTAATGTTAGCGGAATACTTGAGCAAGTTTGAACAGGTGATGTATGTAAGTGCCGAGCAGGGCATTAGTAAGTCCTTCCAAGAGGCATATATCCGTAGTGGGCTTGACCCCAGCAACCGCAAGTTAAAGATAGTACCCTATACAGAACTTACCGAGATAGAGAAAGCATTAACTAAGCAACGTGCCCCTAAAGTGGTGATTATAGACAATACCACAGTTTATAAAGACGAGCTAACAGCCCCTAAACTTAGGGAATGGGGAAAAAATTATCGCAATGTACTCTTTATCTTCCTCGCCCACGAAGAGAAAGGGGAACCCGATATAGCGGTGGCAAGGCTTTGTAAGAAGCTTGCAGAGGTGATTATACAAGTGGAAGGCTTGGCATGTAATGTATCGGGGCGTTGTCCTGGTGGGGTGCTTACCATAGACAAAGAGAAAGCAGCGTTATACCACGGCTGCGAGCCGAACGAATAAATGTAGACGAAGATAAAAAGAAACAAATGGAAACCATAGAAAAGCAAAAGACATTTAGAGAGTGCCTACTTTATTACTTGGATTGCAAGTACTGGGCATACGAACAACTACAAGGGATGTACTTTGAAAAATGGTGTGAACAGGTGCATAAACAGAGGAAAACTTTAGTGGATCCAAGGATATTGGCAAAGAATGACCATTTACTAAATTGGTTTGCCAAGCAATGGGAGGTCTATGTAGAGGGCGAGATAGCCAGATACTATGGAAAGGCACTCAGAGAAGGGGTATTTGACCGAGAGGATGTAGAGCTAATGATACACTTACAAATGGAGAATATTTACCATATTTACCCCAAGATATTACTAAAAATGATAGATAAAAGTGGAGAGCCTCCACAGATAATCAAGAGTGAAAAACGAAAAATAATAGCACAATGAAACAGCTATATATGGAAGTGCTAAGGCTAGATAATTTCCTACAAGCCTTATCAGAATCAGAGCGAACAATGATACATCAGTATCATGCTGGATATAGGACATACGTACCGATAGTGGTACTTACCATCTACGAATGGATACAAGAGAACAACTGGGAAGCCCCCGACTTCCGCTATAACCAAGATAGAGTATTGACTTGGTACAATCGGGATAAAAAGACTTGGGAACCGATAGAAACTCACGAGTTATTTAAAGCAAAAGTAGCAAGATAATTTAAAAAAGACAATAAAATGAGTGTAGATTTATCACAACTAAGTGCAGAAGAGCGTGCAGCACTTATAGAACAGGCAAAAGAATTAGACGCCAAGGAAAGAGAGGAAAGAAAAAAAGCCTATGAGCAAATGAAAGCTGATGCCATAATAGGGCTTATCACTGTAGCCAAAGACATCAATGAGCGGCTTACGGAGTTCAAACAACATTCGTTTGAGACGATGGACACCCTCTATGACCTGCTAAAGGAGTACAGCGGACGGCGTGCAAGAGGAAAAGGAAACTTTAGTGTGGAGTTTGAGAATTTCAAGGTGGATTACAGCCGCCAAGGAAGAGGATCCTATGACGAACGTGCTACCGAGGCGGAGAAATACAT